TGTTAATTTAACAAATGAATATCTATCATTTAGTAAGGCATGCGGATTAAAGCCGCAATTAACCAGAGCGGCCGTTGCTAATTATCGAGCCATAAAATATAAATAAAAATATTTACATTTTTATGAATACGTGTTACAATGAAATTGGTACAGGGGTACCAAGTTTTCAATATTTTCTCCTTGGTTTGTGGGGGAGAAGTTTCTCCCCCATGAATTAATGAGAATCGTCCAGCGTAAAGACATTTAAAGAACGCACATTCTCCGCAAACTGTAATGCGGATATACAAATAACAGATATAAAAAGAATGTATGAGGAGAATTGAAAATGACGATTAAGGAAGTATTTGACAAAGCTGAAAACGGAACTCTCACATTGGAGCAGTTTCAAGTCGCAATGGGTACAGCAAAATTCGTTGATTTAACGGAAGGGCATTATGTATCTAAACAGAAATATGATGATGATATTTCAAATCGTGATACGCAGATTACCACCTTAAATACAACAATTCAAACTCGTGATACCGACCTCGCAACATTACAGCAAACAATTAAGGACGCTGGTGATATTGAAGCTCTAAAACAAGCGTCACAAGACCTTGCTGATTTACGTCAAAAGTATGATACTGAAACAAAACAGTATCAGAAACAGCTTAGACAGCAGGCATATGAGTTTGCGGTAACTGAATATGTGAACGGTCAGAAGTTTACAAGCAAAGCGGCAAAGAACGATTTTAAGAATCAGATGATTGCCAAGAAACTTCAATTTGAAGATGGCAAACTGATTGGCGCAGATGATTTTAGAGCTATATATGCACAAAGCGACCCTGATGCTTTTGTAGCTGAAAATCCTGCACCTGCACCGGCTCCAGTTCCTACATTTGTTCAGCCGACAAGTAATCCTGCACCGCCCAAACCTACATTAACACAGTTAATGCAGATGAAAAACGAACATCCTGACGCAATTATTAATTTCTAAAGAAGAGGTAAAATACTATGCCTAATCCCCAATTTGATAGTAAAATATTTAACGGCGAAGTATTCCAGAAATACGTTGACCGTGTTCCGAATCTGAAACTGAATGAGCTTTTAAAGTCTCGTGCCATCGTTTCTCGTCAAGACCTTGCCGGTGCAATGGCAGACCAAGTTGGTGGTAACTATATTACTACCCCTCTGAAGGGTCTTATCAGCGGTTCTGTTCCGCTCAACTACGATGGTGTTACTAACATTACATCCCAAACCACTCAGACTTTCTCGCACAGCCGTGTAGTTGCGGGTCGTGCGCAGGCATGGACTGAGAAGGATTTCTCCTACGACATCACTGGTGGTGTTGATTTCATGGAGAATGTTGCACAGCAGGTTGCTGAGTATTGGGATGAAGTCGACCAAGCTACAATCATTGCAATTCTGACTGGTGTTTTCTCTATGAGTGATACTGAGGGTGCAAGATTCGTTGCTACCCATACTCACGATATTACTTCTATTCAGAACAGCAATGGTGATACCGGATTCATGGACGGCACTACTGTTAATACTGCTATTCAGAAGGCTTGTGGTGACCACAAGAGCAAGTTCTCTCTTGCTATTATGCACTCCGCAGTAGCAACCAACCTTGAAAACCTTCGTATTCTCACCTATCTGCTGTACAACGATGAGAACGGTATGCAGAGAGAAACTGGTATGGCTACTCTCAATGGTAAGCTCGTTATCGTTGATGATTCCATGCCTGTTATGGAAGACCCGTCTACAGCTACTTTCAGTGCTACTTCCGATACTGCTGTTACAGCAGGTAAGACTTATTATACTCGTACAGGCACTTCTGGTAACTATGTCTACACTGTTGTAGAGAATCCTGTTGATTCTGCTATTGCAACATATTATGAAAAGACTGGTGCTGGCGACCCCATTTATGTCACATATCTGTTTGGTGATGGTGCTATTGAGTACACTAACTGTGGTGCGAAAGTTCCTGCTGAAATGAGCCGTGACCCTAAGACCAATGGTGGTCAAGACACTCTGTACAGCAGACAGCGAAAGTGCTGGTCTCCTTATGGAATTTCCTTCATTGGTATCAACAATATCTCAACTCTGTCTCCTACAGACGCAGAACTTGCTACTGGCAGTAACTGGGAGCTTGTTAATACCGGCGGTACTAACAAGAAATACATCAATCTGAAAGCTATTCCGATTGCACGTATTCTTTCCAAGGGCTGATTTTAGTAAAGGCGGTGGCGTTTAATGTATCTCACTTATGAAGAATATGAAAATCTCGGCGGTGATATTAATGCGTTAGACGCCACCGCTTTTGAACAATTAGAGTTTGAAGCACGTACTCAAATAGATTGGTGGACATTTGGTCGGCTTAAAAATGAACAGTCATATCCAGAAGCAGTAAAACGCTGTATGTATAAACTAATAGAATTATTAGATAAACAACAGAAAGTGCTTATGGTTGATGCTGTAGATGAAGATGGAAACATTAAAGCTGGCTTAATGGCACATCAATCTAATGATGGTGTATCGTCAACATATAACGTAATAACCGGTAATATGGCAATGCGGGTGTTAAAATCACAACTTGATAATACCATAAAAACGTATTTACAAGATGTTAAGGACTCGTTAGGCCGAAAAGTGTTGTTTAGGGGGCTGTATCCAGGTGAATAGTTTCGGACCTTGGTGGGACACTACAATTACGATTTTTAATAGATTTGAGGACCCACAAACACAAGTCGTTACATGGTATAGAACTGTTCTTCACAACAATTTTTGGCAAGCTACTGGCAATAAAGTTGTGATAGGTAATGTTGTATTAGATACAAATAATATTATCTGTAGGATTCCGAAGAATGATAAGTTCTTAGAAAAACAAGATTGGATTGCTGTGCCTAATGATGAAATGAGTAATTATTTTACTTTAGGTGAACAAGACATTATTGTAAAAGGTGAAGTTACAGATGATATAAATGAGTATCAAACTGGTCATCGTTCTTCTGATTTACTGAAAAAGTATAAAGGATTACAAGGATGTATGGAGATACAACAGTGGTCTAATAATACTGGTCATAGAGGAAATGAACATTATTTTGCAAGTGGTAAATAATTATGGCGAGAGTATACTTTAAAATACCTGCTGGAGAAATAAGAAAAGCTGTAAGAGAAAATGGTATAAAAAGAATTATAGCACTAACAAAAAATCCGAATGTATTGAAAGATATTGCAGGTAAAGCTATAAAAATTATAACGCCATATGTTCCTAAAGATTCTGGCGCATTACAAGAGAGCGCACATGTTATTTATCACGAAAAACAAGTTCAAATTGTTTGGGGTGATAAAAAAATTGGTGCTCGTGGTAATCCAACAGAAAAATATGCACATTATCAATATGAAGGTAGAGTGTACGGTCCAAATATACCGATACGGGTAAATGGAATAGTTGTAGGGTGGCGTTCACCTAAAGGTGAAGGTTCAAAGTATCCTACAGGACGTAACCTCACATATAAATCGCCCACTGCAATGGCACATTGGACAGAGGTAATAAAACGTGGTAGTCCAGAATTTGACGAACTTATAGCTTATGCAGAACCGCTTGTAAAGAAGGAGATATAACGTGACGATAAATAAGAACCAAGCTGTAATAGATTATATTATTACGTGTCCGACTATTCTTAATAGTCCGCTATATTTCAACTTTATAAATGCAAAAGATGACACCAATCAACTTTTTACCGAATCGACTGATACATATACTAATAAACCATTTATTGACGGCAGTGTTGAAAAACTTTATACTTTTACAATCATAACGTATAAATCTGCGGCAGATATTGCTGTAGTAAAACAATCAGGATATGAAAATGAAAATCTGTCTGATATGTCAGATTTTCAAAAACTTATAGAATGGATAAATGAGCAAAATGAGGCAAGAAACTTTCCTGACTTTGGTGAAGATTGTATTATAGATTCTATTGAAACTACTACAGAACAACCAAAATTTGAAGGAATAGATGACCAAATATCTCCGCCTCTTGCTGTATATTCCACTTCTATTCAAATAAAGTACATTGATACAAGTAAAAAACTTTGGAGGTAATTCAAATGGCTGTTGCTCCTATAAATCTTCCTGCATATCAAAGAGCTGAGCGTAAACTGCTTATTACTGTTGCTGAGTGGACAGAGGGTAGTGGTAGTACACCAATAAGAGAGATTCTTGGTCGTAGAACTGAGGATTCCTCTATCGACTATAATGCTGATATTGAGACTACTACTGATATTCTTGGCATTAACTATACCGATGTTAATAGAACCCAACCCCAACAGGATTTCGACCCGTTCCTCATTATGGGTGGTTCCCAGCTTGCGGCTAAACTGAATGACATTAGGCGCAGAAATGCTATCAGTGAGCTTGACCAGTTTACTGTTTATATCATTACAGCGTTTATTGGTGATGCTACTAATGGTTATGCCGCTGAAAAGCAGACTGGCTGTACAATCGCTTATAACAGTATCGGTGGTGATGCAAATGTCAACTTCCCTATCTCTGTATATTACAGTAATAACATTACTACTGGTACAGTTGATAAGCTGAGTGATGATTTTATATTTACCCCCGACTAATTAAATTTAATTCAAAGGAGAAAATATGGGAAAGAAAACAAATGATGTAATTGATATTAAGTTAGCTGTAGAGAAAAAGAAAATCAGAATTGACGGTGATGATAATAGAATTATTGAACTGGATACTGCTGATTTAACAATTCTTGAACGGCTTCAAAAAGTATATCCGAGACTTAATGAGCTGGGCGTAAAGGGCTTTGACATTGATGATAGCACCGAAGATGCCACACCGGAATCAATAGGAAAACTTACCGATGCCCTAAAAGCTATTGATAAAGAAATGAGGGAAATTATTGACTTCATTTTTGATGCAAAGATAGCAGACATTTGTGTACCAACCGGCGCTCTTTATAATATGCACAATGGCGAATTTCAGTTTGAACGTATATTAGATGCTCTGTTTGGATTATATGCTGATGATATTCAAAAAGAGTTTGGTAAAATGTCTGATAGAATGAAAGCTCACACAAGTAAATATACAGGTAAATAATTATGTATGAAATTCCTACTAAGATTTTTATCGAAGGCGAGGAATTTCCCATAAGAAATAGAGGAGACTACAGAATGGTCTTGGATTGCTTTAAAGCATTACAGGATGCTGAACTCAATCCCAAAGAGAGAGTATTCTGTAGTCTCCTTATTTTTTATGAAGATATAAATTCTATCGCTGATATAAATAAGTTTCCTGATTTAGAAGTAGCTATTAAAGAAATGTATAATTTCTTTAATTGTGGTAAAGACCAGTCTATAGGTAAACGTATGAGACACAGGCTTATAGATTGGGATAAAGATTCACAAATGATATGTTCAGCAATTAATAAGGTGGCGAACACAGAAGTTCGTGCTGAGCCTTATATACATTGGTGGACATTTATGGGATATTATTCTGCTGTTGGAGAATCACTGCTTTCAACAGTATTATCTATAAGAGATAAACTTTCTCGTGGTAAAAAATTAGAAAAATATGAACGTGAGTTTAAAAACGAAAATCCAGAATATTTTATTTGGAACGCACGTACTATAGATGATGAAGAGGCCGATAAATTATTTAATGAGCTTTGGAATAACGGAGGTGATGTAAATGGCTAAGCCGGATATAAACTTAACAATGGGACTTACTGCCGAAGATGTTACTGCCAAAGCAAATGAATTACAACAACAAATAGAAGAAATATTTAAAGCAAGCGAAGGTAAACAAGGCTCACCCGCATTTCAACAAATGCTTACGCAATTATCAAGTCTTTATGGTAAAAGCAAAGAAGTTGAAAAAGCCATTATAGATATAGGTTCTAAGCCAACAACCAATATGCTTGAAATTAATACGGGCATTTCTAAAACTAAAGCGACTTTATCAGAAGCAAAAGAAGAATTAGAGAAAGTAACCAGTAGAATAGAGGCTATACGTTCTCATGGAAAGGTTTTTGAACTGACTACTGAGTTTAAAGCAGTAACTGACCGTGTGAAGAATCTTCAAGCTGAGTTAAATGGTGCTAAATTATTATTGCAAGAATTTGGTGAGGGCGTAAAACGGGGCAGTGAAAGTGATTCAACCGCATATCTTAAAGAACTTGAACATGTAAGGCAATTACGTTCAGAAATTAAACAATTAGAAATTGTTTTAAACCAAATGCAGAAAGAAGGTTTGGATAAAACAATTACTGATGACTTTCGTGATGCGGCAAAAGAAGTTACCTCTGCTCGTAATAAAGTTCAAGAACTTGAAAATGAATTAAAAAAACTCGGAGCGGATGCAGAAAAACTTAAAGCAGAAGGAAAAGATAGAACACCATTAGATAATGACGCAGACTATAATGGTAAACTTAATGAATTAAATGACATAAATAATAAAATAGCTCGTGCATTACATAAATCTGATTTTGGGGATATTTTACGGAAAAACTTTGGTAATAGTATTGTTGATATAGGAAATAATATATCTCAATTACCCAGAATGTTAGAAGGCGCATTAGATGACTTTGTAAAAACACTTCCTCCATATGTACAGGCTATTTACTCTGTACTTAAATTTGGCGTAAAACAAGTAATTAGTGCTTATACAGAGGCATTTGATGAGGTTTCAAATATTATTAAAAACGGTTTTACAAAAACTGTTAATGTCGCAACATCAGCAATAAAGTCTCTTGTAAAAGAAATTGCCAAATTAGCCAGTAACGCATTTTTAAGCCCTATTAAAAAACTTGGGGACGCTATATCAAGTATAGGTAAACAAGCAAATAACTCTGCTCCTTCATTAAAACAAATCGGCAGAGCTTTTCTTCAATATGGACTCGGCGCTCGTTCTTTATATCGTCTTATAAATAAATTACGCACAGCATTATTTGCAGGATTTGCTGATTTGGCGCTTGTTGATGAGCCATTTAATGCCGCAATGTCAAGTATTATAAGCTCTCTGGAGTATCTTAAAAACGCATTTGCGGCGGCGTTTGCTCCTATTGTTCAGGCTGTTGCTCCAGCATTGTCCACATTTATTAATATGGTAGCACAAGCAGTAACTTGGGTCGGCCAACTTATTGCATTACTTACAGGACAACCATTTAAAATAGCTGTGCCAACATTTAAAGACTACGCATCGAGTACATCTGCTGGTGCGGCGGCGGCAAAAAATGCCGCAAAGGCAGAGAAAGATAGAGCTAATGCGCTAAAGAAAACAGCTAAAGAAATGCGAACCATAGCTGGTTTCGATGATGTTGAAATTTTAAAAGCTCCTGATGATAATGATTCAAGCTCCAGTAGTCCCAGTAGCGGAGGCGGTGGAGGCGGCGGTGGAGGCGGATTAGCTTTCCAAACCGCTCCTATTTCAGAAGGCTTGCAAAAGTTTGCTGACATGCTGAAAAAAATATGGGAAACTGCTGATGCTTATGATTTAGGTGTTTTATTCGGACAGAAACTCGGAGATTTATTAAGAGCTTTTAATAAGGCTGTTCCTGACATTGAGGCTGTTACAACAAAAATTGCCAAAATTATAGCGTCTTTCTTAGCAGGATTTTTAAGTGTTAATGAGACTTTTGCAGAACTTGGTAAAGCAATAGGAAATGTAATAAATATCATATTTACCACGTTAGATGCTTTTCTTACTAAGTTCATCGAGCTTGACGGATTTAAAAATCTTGGTAAAGACATATACCTTACAATACTTAACGCACTAAATACTATTGAGTGGGAAACAATATATAAAGTATTTGGTAAAGTTGGTGTCGGTATTGCACAAACATTAAATGAATCTATTGCAAAACCTGATTTATGGGAAGCTGTATTTAGAACTCTCAATGGTGCAATAAGCGCATTACTCGCTCGTGCATATGGATTTGTACATACATTAAACTGGGGTGGCATTGGTACAGCATTTGCAGATGGTGTTATCGAAGGTATAAGAACTTTTCCGTATGAGTTGCTTGCAACAACAGCCGCAGAATTTATTAATGGCATTTTTAATGCACTTGGTAATTTTGCTGATGAAATGGAAGGACATTGGGAAGAAATTGGTAAAAATATTGCCAATACAATAAGACTGTTTTTTGCAAAAACTGATTCTAAAGAAAATGGTAAATCTCTTGGCAAATTCTTACAAGGACTCTTTGATGCACTGAAAAGTTTTGCTGAAACCATTGAATTTGAAGAAATCGCACAAAATATTATAGATTTTATTGACGGATTTTTTGAAAAATTTGATTGGGAAGAAAATGCAGACACATTGCTTGGACTGCTTAATGATTTACTCGATTATTTTTTAAGAACAGTTAATACGATAGGTTGGGAGAATATTGTAGGCCAGATTTGGGATTACATTAAAACTTCTCCAGAAGTTGAGAAATTTTTAGCCAATATTTGGAATACAATTACATTAATTGCCGCCGCAAAATTACAATTAAAATTAATGAAATTTTATCTTCTTGGTAGAATGATAATCGGCGGCATACTCAAAGGCATAATTAATGCTTTACTTAGTATCGGAACTTGGATAGAAACGCATATATTTAAACCAATATATGACGCTATCATGTCAGTCTTTGATATGGGCTCACCGTCAAAGAAGATGGAACCGATTGGTGGGTGGATACTTGAAGGTATTTTACAAGGTATAATTAATGCAATACTTAATATCGGCGCTTGGATTAATGAGCATATATTTACACCCATTAAAGATGGAATATTTAGTGCTTTCGGTATAAAAGAAAATTCTGCTGAAAATATCAAAGAAACTGGTACAAGTATTATTCAAGGAATTTGGGACGGAATTACAGAGAAACTTAGCTCTCCTGTAGAGTGGTTACAAGAACATGTTGCAGACCCAGTTAAGGGTGGACTTGAAAAAGTATTTGGTATTGCTGGCGGTATAGCAGAAAAAGTTAAAGATGTTGGTTCCGCTGTTATGAGCGGTTTTCAGTCCGGTGCGGATGACGAAACACCAAAAGTTACTTCTTCTGCTGAACAGCTTAATACAGATGTACAAACAGCACTTAGTTCTGGAGATTGGAATAATATCGGTAGTACCGCAATTACTAAAGTTAAAAGCGGTATGGATGGTGTAAAAGCTACAATAACAAATACCGCACAAACAATTCAACAGGGAGTATATACTGCATTAGAACATGCTGATTGGTCTAAAATCGGTAGTACAGCGATAAGTGCAATGAAGTCAGGAATGGATTCTATAAAGACCTCTATTACTACTACCGCAAAGAACATTCAATCTGGTGTTTATAAAACTCTTGAAACTGCTGATTGGTCTAAGATTGGCAGTACAGCTATCACTAAGATGAAAGAAGGTATGGACTCTATAAAGTCTGCTATTACAACTGTAGCACAGACAATCCAAAAAGGAGTTTATACTGCACTTGAAACTGGTGAATGGTCTGAGATTGGCAGTAATGCTCTTACTAAAGTAAAAGAAGGTATAGATAGTCTAAAAGATTCTGTTGTTAGTGCCGCTGAATCAGTTCAATCAGGTATTTATGATGCTTTAGATAGCGGTAATTGGTCTGACATTGGCGATGACATCATAAAAGGTATCTGGAATGGTCTTAACTCTGGTTGGGATTGGTTAAAAACTAAAGTTTGGAACTTAGCCACCAGTTTATTTAATGCCGCATGTAATGCTTTAGATATTGGTTCTCCTTCTAAATTGTTTGCTGAAAAAGTTGGTGAGATGATTCCAGCAGGTATTGGAGTCGGTATTATTGATAACGAGAAGGCGGCAACTTCTTCTATAGAAACAATGTCGAAGAGTCTTGTTGATTCTGCAAAGAATATAAAACTCCCTCCCATTGCAATGGGTGAAATTATTCCGAGTAATGTTGCTAATAACTCTGATAACAGCCAAAACACTTTAAGCTCTCT